GGAGGTCTTACGGCTTCTTATTAACGACGGGCAATTAGAACTAGGGTTTGATTATGATAAATCGTGAAGAAGCTACAGCATGGGTACTTGGGGGTATTGGTCTTGGTATTGGTGTGGCTAAAGAAATCAGGTCAGAGATTACTCCTGAAAGGCTTGAAGTGGCAGGGCTAATTGTTTGCGTAGCTACTTTGGCAATTACTGGCAAGATGATAGTTGATGGCTGGAAGCCGAATGAAACCACCTAGCTGGCATCAAGGACACCCGAAGAGGGCAAGAAAGAGGACTATCATCATCTATTCTGGGAAGCTAGGGATTATAAGGGTTCATATGAGAGGATGTTCAGGAATCATGTCGGCTTAGTTATACCGCTAGATAAGCAAGTCCACAGCTACCTACATTTTGTAGTACCGCCACCACCAAAGTTTACTAAAAATGAGATGGCTGATTGCATAGATTTTGTTAAGCAGGGTGAGGAATATGACAGCGACACCAATAGGTTTTGGGGTGCAGAAGCGGTTATGAGATACACCATCTTCTTAGAGATGGACGCAAGGCATGACAACGACAAACGTATGCACAACATACGAGATAACCTAGCCCAGCAAATAGGTGTGATGGCTAACAACCATACTTACGAACGACCTATATAGATAGTGTATAATAGCTATGTGCTTTCATGGCTCGCTCCAGCTCCTAATGAGAATCCTACTACACTACGGCATCTTGTTAGGGGCTCTTTGTTTGGTATAATAGTAGGGTTAATTAAGGAACGTCTATTAAGACAATCATTCCAGATAGCTTCTTCTATTATGAAGAATTAGCATCTGCTAAGAGGTTAAAAAGCCTCGCTCGTCAACTAAAGAAATAACCTGACGAGTTGCATAATCTGTTTTGAGCTTAGCCCTTATATTCTTAAGAGCTTTTTTATCTATGTCTACTTCTATCACTGTAAGTTGTTCAGGGTATTCAGGGTTGAATGCTAGGAGTTTAGCTTCCTTAAGCTCGCAAATCACTAGGCCAAAGTAGATCTGAGCAAGGTATTCTGTCGGTATATTGCCCTCAACTAAAGCCTCATGCTTCTTACCATTCAGACATTTAACCTCAAGTAGTGTCTCCCCGTGTATGCCGTCAGGTGAGTAGCCGGCGTTACGGTACTTGGTGTTTGTTATAAATCCGGGGCGCATTACCTCAATGCCTGTCTGCTGTTCATATTCCTGTATAGCTATAGGCTCTAACACCTTACCGCGTCGCATAGCCGCTGATTGATAAATTCCGCTATCGTCTGGTAGTGGCTTGCCCTGTAATAGCTTGATAGCCCGTGAACCAGTCCACAGCCCTTTTCTAAGTTTATGCCAAGCAGGGGTGCCTTGCGCTACATCATGTATTTTTATCATAGCATCTGTTCAAGTTCAGCCTTAATCTCATCCCAGTTGCTAGGATCGACCCTCTTGGCCCACGACCAATCATCCAACTTGGTCAGGGTCTCTTTTTGTAGTGGTTGGTATTTAGCTGTCTTACTAGCTTTTACTTCGATGAATCCGTAGCAACCTTCCAAGTAAAATGATAAGTCCGGACAGCCCATCGGCACTCCAGCACCGGCATTGTGTTTGATGACATAACAACCTTTCTTCTTTAGCCATTTAATGATCTCTGATTGTAGCTTAGCTTCACTCATATCATGTTCATTAACTCTTCTAAAGTCTGATCTGTAGAAGCAGCCCTTTCTTTCTTATCTTGCTTGAGAGCTTTATCAATCTGCTCTGCAATGTCTTTGTCTTCATGCTTAAAGCATATCACTAAATCACCTTTTTCGCGCCAAGCGATAGGTAGCTCAGTCCTGTAACCATACTCCTCAAAACCACAGACTCCACAGGTTCGCATAACACTACTGTTCAGCTCGTCTTCTACCTTAACTAGAGCAGTCTCAAGTATAGTTTTCCACTTCCGTAAGCTTTTAGTAGGCAACTGGCCTAAGTTATCTTCTATAGTTCGTACAGCTAATTCGAGATCAGTCATTCTCTAATCCTTCCGCTAGTGACTCCAGACCCTTTTGGGTGTTAGCGAACCCACGGATCCATGTAGTAGTCATAGCTTTATTTTCTGCCATGTAGTGACCATCCTTATCTTTGATAGCATCTGCCGGTGCAGTTAAGATAGAATAGTCATCAACATATACATCTTCACCACCTAACAGGGTGATTGTTCGGGTTAGCTTGCCATCAATCTGGTCAAACACTAGATCTATGGCTCTGAGTTTACCCTTTTTAACATTCCGTAATAGGTTAGCTACAATTACAGACTTAACTCTGGGAGAGTGCTCTACCTTCTTACCCTCTTCAATAAGCTTCTTGCTGTGCATCACAAGGTTAATGACTTGCTTAGGGAGTTTCCGCATTTCTTTGAGTGTCTCGCGTAGTTTAATGGTGGCCGGATCGACTTCCTTCTTCTTCTCTGGCTCTGGATCCTTACCAGTCTCTAGCTTCTTGCCGGACTCTTCCTTAGTCTCAGCGCTCATATACCTGACGTAGAACTTAGGAACTTTGATGTCTACCGGTGTCTCCTGAATGCCCTCAACGCGGTCAAAGGCAATCTTAGCGGCGGCTATGTCATCTGTATCAGTACAGAGCCGGATTAGTGAACAGAGTACAGTGTCATCAACAGTAGTATGCTTACCCTTCTCAATGTCTAAGAACTCATCCCACGTTAGGTGGATCATTTCTTCAAACCTGTCTTTTAAGCTACTCATAGCAGTTTCATCATTTCGCTTAGAGTTTTGTCGGTCTCATCTTCTATAGTTACAAGCTCAATATCACTATCACGTTTCTGCCACATACCCCAGCGCATAGGTACTTCCTTTATGTCTTCAAGTCCTATGTCACCTAGCACATATTTAGTAATGAACTTGTCGCCGGGGCGATAGCCTTTACGCTCATAGCCAAAGGCTTTGGCCGCGTGTGCAATACTCTTCTTACCTAGTGATGTTAGGCTACGTTCATCGCACCAATTCTGGTAGTCCTTGTTAAGATCCACGAAGTTGTTGAAACCCCAGATCTCTTGATTGACTAGCTCCTCGAAGTAAGTCTCAGCGGTGTTCACCTCTTCATCGTAGTCCTGCTTGGCTACTAAGGTGGTGTCGCTAAACTTATAGTCATAACCATTGTCTTTGAGTATCTTAGTCGTCTCTAGGATCTCGCCCAGTAGATCTGATAGAAAGTTCTTTTTGCTAAACAGTTTCTCATCAAATGTATTATCTTGAGGGAATGATGCTTTGAATGGAACTGTAAAGGTTCGTCGCCTAACACCCTGAGTCTTATCTGCAAAAGTAGGAATATTGTTAGCATTGAAAATAGTGTGTACATTGCCGTCAATCTGTACACCATCTTGGCTGTTGAACCTATGCACGTTGAATGTGCTGTGCTCAGCTAAGTTCTTATAACCACCGGTGTCTTTGATGTGGCCATCATTGCTCTCTAAGCAGATGTTACCTATCTTGCCGTTGATAACTGGTATGTCGCGCTCGTCTTCAATCTGCTTGACTGTGAGCTGGCTGAACCACCTATTGTGGCTGTAGGGAGCCTCAGAGCCAAAGATAGCGTATAGAGACTTAAGAACAGTAGATTTACCATTAGCTCCATTGCCTAAGAACCAGAACACTCCAAATGGCTTCTTGTGCATAAATATAGGGGCAAGAGCTTGGATTATATCGTCTGCTACTCCTACGTCACCTAGCGTAACCTGTTCTAGCCACTCGCGATGTGTCTTGCCATAGGTTGGTGAGACAGCCGTAGTATAGATACAATCTTCCGGAGCTACAGTAGTAGTAAAGCCTAGTCGTTTCATGTTCCAAACACGGCCGTCCGGCATCGCTATGTAATGAGCATACTTAGTGAGATCATCTGAGCTAGTGAAGAATAAGTGCTGCAAGTCTTTGATCTGGGTTTGACGTACTCCGGCACCAAGCGTTATATAGCACATACGAGCAAACTCATCTGATGACAGGGGTTCCCAACCATCATCAGCCCTGTATAACACAGATCCTCTAAACCTAACAATACGATATTTCATATCTATCGACTTAGCTTGAGATTGCTTAAGCGACATTTTTTGCTCTGTATTGGATTTGGCTATTTCATCTTTCATTTTGTTCCTTAATGCTACCCTATTTTTACCCTTAAGAACAGTACTACATCTGGTGTATGTGTATAACTTCTGCCACCATTTTCATCGCAAAACCTCTGTAATTGGTGTGCTGACTGCATAGGCCAGCGTAATGAAGTTCATAAAAAAATAGTAAAGAAATATTAGGATCGCTACTATTAGCAAGAGTTTCCTCTTTGACATTTTTGTTACTCGCTACCTTCCCACTTAGCTTCTATAGGTACAGCTCTCTTAGGTGATGTGAAGTAAATTGGTGGGGTTTCTACTGCTATCCTACCTATTTCTTGATGGTTAGGCTGACAGTGTTTGTCTATTGCCTGTTCTATTTCTGGTTCTTCAAACTTCTCGGTGCGGTTCATAGTGTGTCCTTATTACGTTTAATACTCAGTTCGTGAGCTTCGCCTTTTTTAATGTAGGTTTTGCCCCCATCGTAGCTGTACGTTATGTCTACAGTTCCGTCACCTTTTCTAATCCACCTTTCAATAATTTCTACAGTTTCGTCTAATCGTTCGGTCTTATTCATTTCTTATCTCCTTCTACCTTGTGATTTTTTAAGTGCTTAATTCCCATAACTTTACTACCAAATTCTGCGTCACAGTCTGAGCAGACCCATAGCTTAATTAGTTTTGTCATTACTGATTCCTTCTACCTTGTATTGTTTGGGGTTGGTGGGTTGGGTCGCTACGCTCCAGAGCTGCAAGAGTCTCAAGGCGGTCGGCTAAAGCCCAGTTAAATCTACTGTCTAGAGTGTAGTATTGGGTTCTGCCAGGGGTTTTGCATTTGACTTTGGCAAATGGCTCGTCACGGTATTCTTCGCCCTTATATCGTTTCGGCATATCAAACCACCTATTTATCTCATCAATCCGCCCCCTCAACTCAGCTTCTTTAATCTTATTGGCTAGGAGGGTTTTGATTGCTGTGGTGTACTCAATTAGTTCGTGAGGCTCGATAGGTTTTTGCCAGTTACCTCGCTGGAAGGCGAACATGGTCATTCCCTTAACAATCTCAATTATCAGTTCATCATCTATGTTAGGGGTGCGGTTCATGATTGCAACAACCTTTCACACGTTTCGCAGTAGAATTGAGTTTCACCACAACCGTTACATTTCCGCCCCCTCAACTCAGCTTCTTTAATCTTATTGGCTGTGTAGTTGTCGAGTGCTTCTTGTCCACCCTTTGTGTCAGCTATACCCTCAATTATCTTGAGCCAGTGTTGTGACACTTTTGAAAGCACCTTATCGTCTGTGTTTGTAATTGATGGTTGTTCGTCTAGGTGTTCTGCTTTCATCGTTGCTCCTTTATCCTTATATTCTTTGGGGTGGGGGTTAGCTCTTTTATGCGTCTTTGGAGCATTCGGATTGTACGTTCTTCCTCGGCAATCCGTTCTCGACTCAGCCGTATCAGTCCCTCGTGGTACTTTATAACCATCTCTATCGGGTCTGCGCCCATCACTTCTTTAACTACTTCTTCAATTTCAGCCACAGTCATACTTCAATCCTTATATTACATACGATACACTTACCGTCTTTCCATAGGTGGTCATTACCTGGTAGTATTGCGAAGCCACAAACATATTCTTTTACCATAACTTCGCCACCCTATATATTAAGATTGCACATATTAGTAACCATGCTATTAGGTTTAATGGGCTGGGTGCAAGTAAGACTATTAAGACTAGAATAAATATCGAAATAACTGTCATTTTAAAAACCTCCCACAATTATATAGATTGATTTAATTGCTATCCAATATGAGATAAACAACAAGGCTAGCACTGCTAACCAAACAAACCAGCCTTTATCAAATAACCTAACTAAGTCCTGCCGCTTAGATTGTAAGGCTAACTGTCTAGATACTTTCTTATAGTTCTTAGACACTGGTGTTTTTTCATATTTCATTGCACTTTTTACGCTTTTCATGTTAATTTCTCCTTATATTGCTCAATCACAAATTCCATTTGTTTATTATAGAAGTCATCGAAGTTTCCTTGGCTTCCTTTTTCTTTCCAACAAACGTATATTACGTTACGAAGTCGTTGTGACCTAGTTTTAGTACCAAGAGATGGGTCTGCCTCTTCTTTAGGTATGTTGACCTCTTTTATAGTATCTGGTGCAATCACTGCCCATGCAGAGGTGTTACGCATACCATACAGTTGACCTGCTTGGTCATTGCCTAGTTCCCCGGTCTCTAAGGTTATTTTCACAGAACCATCTACCTTGGTTTGCAAACCCGCAACTATAACTGGTACTTGGATAGGGTCTTTCATATTCCTCCTCTGTCGAAGGTTTTATGGCACCTTGGACATAATCTAATCCAATCAGTCACATCATATAAGTATTCTCCACTTATATTAGCCCAGTGCGCCTGTCTAGTATTTTTTGCCTCTTTGTTACAGTTTTCACATTTTAATGGTTTGCCTTTTTGACGCTCCATCCATCGATGAACCCTGGAATATACTGAAGCTGGTTTGGCTTTATCACCTTTCCAGTGAGGAGCTTTTTCGCCTTCTTGGGGTAGTTTTTTCCGGCCTTCTCTATAGGCGCGGGTAAGTCCTTCCCCAATCTTAGCTTTATGGTCAGAAGAAAGTTTAAGACCAACTGGATGACCTACTTTTACCATGACAATTCCTCTGTTAATTTATCAAGTTCTTTTAATTGCTCTAATTGAAAATCCTTAAATAAAAGAATCTCATCTTCAATATCTTTTCGGTTTATTTCAATTATGTGTAGAGGCTTTGAAATTATTCTGTCATCATAAAAAACTACATACAAGGTCTTTAAGTCAGGATTAACTATCGCATATTGCATGCATTGAGGAATAAATTCACTTGGTACTTTATTTTCAACAACTACTTGTAGATGTCTAGCAGAACTTAAACATTTAATTTCAACTGCTTCCGTGTATTTATTATTATTTTTTATTAGCCCGTCTGGTGAATTGTAAATATTAGGATTTTCATCACTTATACAAATTCCAACACGTTCAATTTTCTTTTTATATTGTTTTTCAAATAATTCTACCACTGTCTCTTCTAATCTAAGGCCCCTTTCTCGGCGGTCTTCGTCATCTGGGTCAACCGCTAATCTACCAGCAAGCACTTCATAAAACCCTATTTTACGCTTACCATACTTGGAATACAAATCACCTAATGCTGTTCCACCAATCTTACCTTTGCGTGCATTTAGCCATTCATCCGAACCTTGAATCACGTCAATTATTTTCATCTAGCAACTCCTTTTTCCTAGCATCTTTGGTTGCGATAATAGCCTTTTCAGCTATCAACGAACCAAGGCTTATAAAGTTTTCTCTAAGCTCGTCAATTGTTCGAGACTCATTTAGTAAGTCCATAGCATCTTGCATTTTCTGTTCTTGGTACTCATAGAACTCAGACATCTCTTCACTTGAGGCTATGTCTCCGCTCGCTAAGTAACCAAGGATTGCAAGAGCACGTCCGATTGCTATCGTCTCAAGCTTTTCAAATTGCTTAACGCCCTTACTAGAACCAAATGCATGTCCTGTTGCTTCTGCAGATTCAGGTTTCGCTTTGTCTTTTAGGACTCTAGCCGTGAATATGATTGTTTCATCGTCTTTATCAAATGACGTTTCAATAAGCCCGTTGGGGCAGTCCTCTCTGAAGAGTTTAAGCCTTGCAGGAACGGTCGCATAGTCTTTCCCTTTAAGGTCTACTGTTGGTGTTTTACGATTCATAGTTCCTCCTCTTGGTCGCGGTACCAATTCTTTCCATACAGTTTAGTCATTTGCTGATTGTGCCACGCACGCTCTCTTTTATATAGGTCTTCCTCGTCAATGACTTGGATTTTCTTGCCATAGCCGGGCATTGAACGAAGGTCTGAAGCGATTCGATTTCTCCACCTCAACCAAACTCCAAGCTCTGTTTTAGGTTCTGATTTAATTCCGTCTAGGTATTTCATTCTCCGTCCTCTTCTTTCCTATTAAATGGGCAGTGCCATTGTTCACAATGAGCTTCTTTCTCACAAAACTCGTGAGCCATATCCATCGCTGCATAATTATCTGCGTCTGACATATTCCCCCTTATCTCTTGTAGTTTCGCTTAAACAGTTTATAAATTCGTTCGCCGAAATCCGAGATATTTAATTCGTATATATCACAGAACTGGCTCAAGCTGTAGTAATCCACAGTGTTGATAGTAAACAAGTCTATAACCCAGTTGTATTCACAATAGGCAGTTACGTACTTTTCGTTAACTATTAAGTTTAAGTGAACCTTTGACGCTTCACTCTGCACGGATACCCCGAAGTCTGCCAGTTTGACCGACTTGTTAATTGTTGATTGTGTCATTTGAAACCTTTCGTTTAATTTCATTTCTAATTATAGACCGTTTAATTGTTATTGTACATAGTAATTATTAAAAATCTTTTTAGCATGATAGTATATTAAGAGAAGACCGTGGTATTTACTCTTTAAATCCCCTTTAAATTGTACCTTTCGTTTAGGACCACGGTCTTTTTATTTAAAAAAGTATTTTACAAAAAATAATTATTGTGTATAATGTTAATTGAAGACACTAAACGAAAGGACTTCAGAATGACATACCAACTAGAAATTACCAGCAATGGTGGCTACGGAGCTGACCAAGTAAGTGGTATCACAGTCGGAGAATTAATAAACATCTTGTCTGACTACGATGAAGCTGACGAAATCGTGCTACACGATGAGGGCAACCGTTACGGAGCAAGCTTCGGTTACACAAATGGTGAAATTAACGAAACAAAAGAAGATGATTAACGAGTCTACTAAAACCTGGCAAGAACTTGTTAAGCGCTGTTATAGTGAGTATGACTACATCTCTAAACCAAGAGGTATGGAGGTTCGAGAAATCATTAACGGTTCTTACACCGTCCCTATACCTGCCTATATTAACCTCAATGCGAGAGGGGTTAATATAGGTTTTATGTTTGCAGAGGCTGCTTGGATTATCTCAGGCTCTAATAGACTAGACGAGTTAACACCTTATATGAAGGGTTATGCGAACTTCTCAGACGATGGGATATTCATGCGAGGTGCTTATGGACCTAAAGTTATAGACCAACTAGGATATGTCGTCGACTCTATAGAAAAAGACAATGACACGCGTCAAGCAGTTCTTAACATTTGGCGTGAACGTCCAGGACAAAGCAAGGATATTCCTTGCACATTGAATATGCAGTTTCTTTTAAGAGAAGGAAAGCTACACGCGGTGGTTAATATGAGAAGCAATGACGTCATCTTAGGGGTCACGTATGACATGTTTACATTTTCGATGGTTGCTTACTCAGTTGTTTTACTTCTACGCGCTAGAGGTATCGACGTGGACCCAGGAAGCCTACTAGTCAATGCAGGTAGTCTACATTTGTATGAAAAACATTATGAATCAGCCAAATCATGGGTTGAGGGGGAAGAATCTGGTCCGGAGATACGCAAACGCGTGGACCAAGTTTTGGGTAGTCTCTCAACCTATGAACAATTGATTCAATCATTAAGGCAAGGAGCAAAAGATGTCAGTAAATAAATGTAAGACCTGCGACGGCACAGAACCAAAATCAGAGTTCTATAATTCAAGTAAAACTAGGTGCAAAGACTGTTGGAAGAAACACTTCGCAAAACTTAAAGCTAAGAAAGAAGGATTAGGCGAGACTATTCCAGGTAAAGACGATGTCAAAACCGTATAATACAACCGATTTGTCGCCACAGCAGAGCCTTGAGCGCCATATATTCCACCGGGATATTTTCGCTCACTACCTCCGCTGGAGTCATATACTTAAAGAAGCAAAGATTGGAGAATCAATTGTTGACTTTGGGGCTGGTCAGTGCCAGCTCCTCGAGGTCCTTTATCGCAATAGATACAAACCGTCTAAATATGTGGCTCTTGAATACCGTCAGTCCGAGATGGATAAAGCTGAAGAGAAGTATAAGAACCTTCCTTTCGAAGCTGTGTTCCTTCAGCAAGACATCATAAACCCTAATATCAAGCTTGAACGACTCAATGCTGACCGTGTTGTTAGCTTCGAGGTAGCAGAACATGTAGGACTACAAAACGTTCCTAAGTTTCTAGAGAACTTTAAGAAGTGCGGTAAAAAGACTGCCAGGTATTATCTGTCTACGCCTAACTACGACCCTTCTGTAGGAGCCGCTGGTAATCATACGTATGATTCAGGAGATGGTAGAGGCATTGACGTCCAAGAAATCGACCACTTCGCTTTACAAGAGATGATTCTTGAAGCTGGATTTAAGATAGTTAACAAGTTTGGAACGTTCGCTAGTCAGAAAGACTACAAAGAATCAATTGAACATGATTGGCGAGCAAATGCATTTCATGAACTCGGCAAATACTATGACTCTAATTTACTTAGTAACCTTATGGCTCCTATCATTGAGCCTGAGCTAGCCCGTAATACACTATGGGTACTGGAGCAGTCATGATATACATAATTGAAGGAGCAGACGGGACAGGCAAATCAACTCTAGCTAGACAAATAGCTAAAGCTACAAACGGTAATGTGCTTCATCAAACGTGGGACAAAGACTGGAATATGGAAGAATATCATACAGATACATTTGTAGCAGCGATTGAACTCAGCCAATATAAGCCTATTGTTTTAGATAGGTGGGCTCTTAGTGAAGAGATATACGGCAACGTATTTAGAAATGGTCCGTCATACAATGTTAAAAGGATAATACTAGAAGCGGTCGGTGCTGCTAAGATAACTTGGATATATTGTCGAAACGATAACGTGGTTAAAAACCATAATGAAAACCGTAAGAAACGTGACGAACTATTTGAAACTATGGAGGGAGTACAAGAAGCTTATGACGCATACGTCGCTGCAACACCCTCACTTGGTTGGAAGATATTCGACTATAGTTTAGTCAATACTGATAATTTTATAAAGGAGATAATATGAGCATATTTAAACAAATGAATGACCTATACCAGGCATATGGTATGTTCGACGAGCCAATGGATAGGGAGAAGCTAGTCTTTAGATTTAGCTTATTAGTCGAAGAGATAAATGAACTACAACAAGCTTTAAGAGGAGAGGATTCTGAAGAAGTCGTAGATGCTTTAATTGACATAATCGTTGTCGCGTCTGGCACTTTAGAGCTTTTAGAAGTTGACGGAGATAAAGCTTGGAAAGAAGTATTAAAGGCTAATTCGAGCAAAAAGAGAGGTGTTAAATCCACCAGGCCTGATAGTGGTGGATTTGACCTAGTTAAACCTGAAGGCTGGAAACCACCAGACCATTCAACTAATCACGGGAAACTTGATGGTATCTTCAAAGATTAAAGCACACCTCAAAGTAGCTCACACCTACGCTAGCTTAAGCCATGCCAAGAGATTAAAGGTAGGCGCCGTTATAGTCAACGACAACAGACCTATTTCTGTGGGTTATAATGGAACACCTTCAGGCGGAGACAATATCTGTGAGGTCGACGGCATAACTAAGCCAGAAGTAGTCCACGCTGAACTGAACGCAATAGCATTTGCTGCAAGGAATGGGACATCTACTAAAGGGTGTACGCTTGTAGTAACAGACAGTCCGTGTTGGGAATGCTCAAAAGCAATTATCCAATGTGGTATTGTCAAGGTTTACTACGAACGAGAATACAGAGACGCTACACCGCTAGAGTTTTTAAATGAATATGATGTAATTACTGAAAGGATAACATGACTAGAATTAAAAGACCAAGAGCAGGACGACCAAGAAAAGACCCCAAAGACCATCAGGTTAATAAATACACGAAGATGGCAGTTTATAAAACTACTCATAAACGAATAAAAAAGAATGCTGAGATTAGAAACGTCAGTATGTTAGATTATTTAGAAGATGAAATACGATGAAAAAATGCGTAAAATGCGGTTCTAAAAAAGAACTTACTCATTCATACCAACGAAACAGACCAACGTGCGAATCATGTAGAAGTAAACCTAACAAGCGAGAGAATCAAGCCTATCTAGCCCCCACAACGCCTAAGCAGCGTGAATGGACAGAATATGCATTAGAACAGAATCGCCGGCTAGCATTGAAATACAAAGTATAATGTTAGTGATTAAACACCAACTTGCTTAATAGCACCTTTCCCATCTACAGGCCCTCACAAAAATTGTGTTTCAAAAAAAACGTTTGGCTAATAACCCTTAGTTGGAAGGGTTCTATGTTATAATCAAATTACTAACTAATATGACTAATGTCTAGTAGAGAAGCATCATCGCATGGCAGCTACACCCAAGCCTAAATTATCAGTCAAAGAAATCAACTTTATTAAAGGTATCGTCGCTGGCAAGTCACGCCAACAGGCGGCGCATGCTGCAACAGACACTTCAAGTATAGAATCAGCAGCAGCTAATGCTAAGAGAATGCTTAACAAGCCATCTGTTCAAGAAGCACTCGAGGCAGCACTAGAAAAACATGGAATAAACCTAGACACCGTGATTAAACCTGTCGGAGACGCGCTAAAAGACGACGAACTAGAAACAAGACTTAAAGGACACGACAGAGCAGTTAAACTTATGGGTCTTGCTACTACTCACATTGAAACAGGCAATACTTATAACTTCACACAAGTCAACGCAGAGATGAAGGATAAATATGAGTAAGTACTCAGGTCCTGCTAGGTTTATTGAGGACAACCTAAGTATTATCAACAAAGACAGCAAAGACGTATCTTTTATATTAAATCCAATTCAACAGAAGTTTGTAGACGACGCGACAGGTAGAGACATTATCCTTAAAGCTAGGCAGCAAGGTTTTAGTTCGTTTATCTTAGGAGCATTCACCAAGGACTTTATCCTCACAGAAAATAGTCTATCAGTAGTCCTAGCAGACATCGCAGACAACGCCCAAGACCTTTTAGCTAGGGTTAAACACTTTATTAAAGCCTTTGAAGAAAAGAATAACACTAAAGTACCTTTGAAATACAATTCTAAATACGAACTACAGAATGCACATAATAATGCTAGGTACATCATCGGTACAGCAGAGAATACAGAGTTCGGCAGGTCTAAGACCATTACCAACCTACATATGTCAGAGGCAGCATTCTATAAACATTTTAGGAAGTTACACGCATCAGCCGGCACAGCATTAGTACCTAGTGGTAGATTTGTTATAGAAACCACAGCCAATGGGTTTAACGAGTTTAAAACATTCTATGATGAGAGCGAACTAGGTGAGACAGGGTTCACTCCTCACTTTTACCCGGCCCAAGACTTTTATAGCGAAGAGTTCCTGTCTCAAGAAGAGAAGCGACTAGGTAGGTTATTCAAACAGGAATATCCAAGGACTGCATTAGAAGCATTTATTACCTCGGGTGAGACGTATTTCGACACTGAAGCAATGCAGTGGTATCTTGAACGGGCCAAGGACCCTATGAGAGTATGAGCTTTCGTAGATACAGAGAATACAAACAAGGCGAGTTCTATGTAGTCTTCGCTGATACTAGTTGGGGAGGCACTGATTATTCAGCATGCCAATTCTTATCTAAGACCAGACTAGATGTACCAGTTGTATACCACTCAAAGGCAATGGCCACAGAGATGACACCACAAATACATTTAGAATTAGAGCGCATATACAGAGAGACCAAGGTTAAACCTGTTGTAGCATTCGAAAGAAACAACGGAGGCGTAGCAGAGATGGAGCGCTTAGCCACTCTGAATCGTAATGGTGATTACAAGATATACGTTGAAAAGAAAAACATAGGTTCGACGGATACTGTAGAGGATACAGTCAAACTAGGATATACGACGACTTCCGCTACTAGACCGGTTATGTTATCAATGCTCAAAGAAGCTATAGACAATAAATTACTTACTGTTTACGACAAGCCAACGATTAATGAGATGTTTTCATTCATCATAAGTCAGACTTCTAGCAGTTGGAAGGCACAAGCCGAACAGGGAGCACACGACGACTTGATTATGTCATTAGCAGGAGCATGGCAACTGTACCAGTCAGAGTCAGAACCTGTAGTAGTAAAGAAGCATCGTCCTAAACCACAGAGGCTCAAGTTCCATGTCTGATTTGTTATACGGCAAGAAAATAGTCACCGAGTCTTATTACGATGGTAAGGTACAAACCACAAAGAATGAGCTAGAGGTCAATATATTCTCTACGCGTGAAACTATACTAAAAGACATCATAGACGCGTTAGGAGTCATCTCTGGAGGCGAGACGACTAAATTAAGTTTAGACATACGTATTGATGCACAAGGTAGGTATAGATTAATTAAAAGATGGAGCACAGATGAATAATCTTGACATAAGAGATGCTAAAGAAACAGGTGATATGTTGAAGGTTGCGATTGTTAATGCCGTAGCAGATACAC